CATGAGTTCAGGTAGGAACCCCTGACGTTCTTTTGTGAAGAACTGGCCATTGGGGGTTAGGGTTATGTTTGTGAGTTTCAGAATATCGGTGTTGATTTCTTTGTTCAGCAAGGAGTCAATAGATACCTTATCAAGTCTGAAGAAGTTGCGTAAGGTGCTATCATAGTCCTTAGGTTCAATGATGGTATCGGGGCTGATGTTCCACTGCATGATCAAGTGAGGATACAGTGAGTTCAAGTCGAACGATGCAATCCACTTGTGCATACCGATGAGTGGATCCTTCACATGCGCGCCGATGTATGCGGCATCTTTCTGGTGCCGTTCGTTCGGTGGTATCACAATGTTCTTGCTACGAAGATGGTTGTAGATGATGACGTCCCACATACGAACCTGGGTAAACACATCATCATAGTTACACTTGTTGTCGTATGCCAACGTTAGCACCAACTCAATCAACTTCAGTTTGTCGTCTAACTTGCCGACGAGTTCAACGTCACGAATGTTGTATTCGATGAACAACTGATAGTTCTCTTTGTAGAGACGATGAAGATTACCATACTCTTCGTATGAAAGTTTCTTCTCATTGATTTCCACACTACAGATGGCGTCAAGTTTGTATGACTCCTGAGAGTTGCCTCCGGGAGCAAACTTCTTGTAGAGTTCCATGTAATCTAGGATTGAGATGCCTTGAGGCACATAGGTCATCTGGTCACGACCCATGATGAACACGGTCCGCTCATAGAAACTATTCCAGGGTGAGAGTTTCTTGGCAATAGATGCACCAAGCACATTGGTGATACGATTGATGAGATAGGGAATATCGAAGAACTTGACGTTCCAACCTGTTACAATATCAGGGTAATCCGAACACCATTCATCAATGAAACGCTTGATCAAGTCGATTTCATCAATACACTGGCGATAGTCAACATCATCACGATAGTTGTTGAACTCACCACAACCAAAGACAATGAACTTGCCCAAGTTGTTCTTCATGGTGATTGCTGTGATAGGCTCAGATGCAGAAGCGGGCTCAGGGAACCCACTTTCCGAACCGACCTCGATATCGATATTGGTGATGTTGATGTGATTGATATCCCAGTCGATATGATCAGGATACTCTTCTGCGATGAACTGATACTCGAAACGGTTCATGCCATAGATTTTGAAACCGTGGACATCCTCATACTGAGAAATGAAGTCACGACTTTCGCGCATGGTGCCTGGTTTTACCTCAGCAACATACTCACCATGAATCGTCTTGAATTGTGTAGGGGTCTTAGAAGTCACAAAAAGAGAAGGAAGATATTCAACCTTCCTTCTCTCGCGTCTACCATTCTCTACACTTCTCAGGAGAATCTTGGATCCTTGAACCTGAACGTTTGTGTAGTATGAGTTCATTATCTTCCTTGTGGTAGGATTAGGTTGCTTGATGGAACAACAAGTTTACCGAACAGTGTATTGTACTGGTTGACAAACTCTTTGATAGGTGTCATTATAACAACTACATGAGATTTGTCAAGTGTAAACTCTGTCTCATCTGAGAATTCTGCCCAAGGAGCAAACCCCACATTAGGAACCTTGGGATCAATCTTGTTGGGCATCACAACGATACGAACAGGGTTCTTGATTCGACATACAGCATCGGAACTCACCAGTACCTCTGCCAGCAAATCTTCGCCGGTCAGCAACTTGATTATCTTGACGTTCATTCCAGTTCTCCCATGTAGTCAAATACTCCAATTGTCACCCACTTGGTAGGTGTGTATGTGATGTTCGAACCTGAGTCCGACTTGTACACATACTTGTTTTCGTGGTCCCAAATCTGGGCCAACTTTTCCCACTTGCCGTCATAGGCGCGTTGCTTGAATTGGGTTTCAAGAATGTTCATAGGCTAATCTCCAAAATGTCTACTTCACGATCTAGGTAGAGGAACTGACGTTCGGTGATGCCGAACTGTTCCATCTGTTCGAACACAATGAGCGGATCGAAGGCGCCACATGTGTATACATCCAACTGCATCAAAGCAGGGTCTTCTTCATCCCATACATGCATAGCAATGTGGGAAGTTTCGATAACGGCAACCATGGTCAGTCCCTTGTTTCCGGGGACGTCAACATAGGCACCAATAGGGCCACGAAGAAGTTTCATACCGATCTTTTCGATCAGGTCACGAAACCATTGTTCAGTAGCAATGACATGCTTCGGTGGGTTCTTCACCTTGGCGCGAATGATCAAATGCTTGTGTACCAACATTTCAGTGTCTCCTTAGTCCCAAAGATTGCGATAGTATTTGCCAAACAGTTTTAGTCCAACTGCGATCTTATCGTTGTACTGACGATGCAGTTCAGGATCATAGCGGCCTCTCTTTCGGGCGCGTTCTTCAGTATCAAGATACTTCTTTTCACCGTCTTTACCAGAGATGAACAGACGTTCTACATGTTCGTTCTCTTCATAAGGAACGTAGTAGTTCCAGTGTCCTTCGTCTTCATCAAGAATCTGTTCAAATGACCAGATCATACGATCCATGATGTAGTTCCAACGTGCTTCGGAGTAACCGCTAGGATCACGGGTAGGATCACTATCATCCTCAAACTCAGGACCATCAGGTGCATCTTCGCGGTCGGTGTAAGGAGTGCCGTGCTTCTGCTCCTTCAACTTCTTCAGCATAGGCACAATGATCAGTGCCAGAGTGTGGTCCATACTCCACAAGTCAGTATCATCAATACGAACCTTGATCTTGCGCTTCAACTTGCTGAAGAATACCTTGTTCAGTGGATGCAGAACATAGTCCTGCCACAGGTCAAGGAACTTTTCGACACGGAAGTCCCACTTGGTAAAGTCAGCCTCACCAATTTCATAGTATGACTTCTCTGGATGATTCCATTCAATCCACCAACGCCATGCTGACTGAGTATTCAGCCAATCGTTGCGGTAGGGTCCGATGTACACACGCATTACGCTTTTTCCTTACAGTTATCAAAATGCCATTGTTTCATTTGCGGTAGGCCTCCGATTTTATGGCAATGTGGACATTCAATGATTTCTTTTGGTCTTCCTACCATTTTCCTACTTCTCTTCAAGTTCGCCTCGGGTGTTACGTTTTTTAGATCCCAGGTCAACTTTTTACCTTTTCTGGTATTAGACATTTTTATCTTAGTTTCTTCAGTGATAACCTGAAGGGATCTTTTGTCCTTTATCTTTTGAATGGCCTCAGGTGTATGTTTCCTACCGAGGTTTGCCAAACGAGATAGTTCTCTTCGGATTTCATCGCCGCTAATCTGGCCAGAAAGTGCTTTCCAAGCCATGAAGTCTTGCCATTTACCATGTTCTTCCCATAGTTTTCGGTGTGCTTCAGCGTGTTCTTCTATTGTTAGTTCAATAAGGTTTTCCGGTTCATCACTACCACCCATGTGTCTTGGTATTATGTGATGTTTATGTTTACTCATAGATTTCTCCTTCTACGAGTATTTATAAACCTTCATTTTTGCCCTATGTATACCTTCATTGTTCTAATGCCTTGTTGATCTTGTCTCTGATGTTTTTCAGTGTATCGCGGTAATGAGACTTCACCCAACCATCATTTCGATCATCACGCATTTCATACGCAAATGACTGGATGTGGCGACTAATCATTTCAACCGTTGGTTCTGTTTTGTTTTCCAGTGATTCTTTCATACCGCGTCCTCAAGAGAGATTCTGTCTCTCGCCAGTCCTGTACATTATGCACTATTTCTGCAAGCAATGCAAGGGAATAATCGTTACCACCAGGATTACATCTGTCTCCAAAGAAGATGATGGAACCGTGAATATGGTTCTTTACCTGTCCCTTGTTGTATCCTCGAAGGCAGATATCGATACTCGTCTCACCACCAACCAAGCATTCCAGACGAGGAAACCATTCGTTCATTCTGGCACAGATGGAAACACGTTCCCCTGTGGCATTGTCCCAACGAACATACTGTTGACGTTCATGCTTGTTGGCATTGCGGCCGACTACAGAGAAGTTGACTGTTCCTATTCGGTGTTCGATATGATTACCTGTTCGAACCGAAAATCCGGATGCATACAGTTCATTCTTGAGTGCCATGCGTTCATCATCAGTCAACTCAAAATCGTTGCGATACATTTCAACATTGCGTCTGGTCAACATGTTGCCAGAACAGTTGAAAACACCTTCGGCAGCAAAACATATCTCAGGTCCAACCTGTTCTTCTGTCTTGGCATAGTCTGAACCAGTCACCAAATAGACTGTGTTCTTGTGACAGAAGTCCAGAAAGTATTCCTGGAACTTCTCATCCATCTTTTCTCTTGATGGTGTTATGGTGCCATCAACGTCAAAGACGAAGTTCATGAATTGCTGCCACGCTTGCCAGTTGCAGCACGGATCTCTTCAGCAGTCAGAGCAAGACAGGTGAAGAATGTCTTTCCAGAATTTGTGCCGATTTCAAGTTGTGCCTGATCGACAAGAATCTTACCTGCTTCATTGCAAGACTGTTCGTTGTTGTATGTGGGATCATTGGCAACATGAATCTTGGTGTACATTGCACCGTCATTCATGAGAATATTCAAAACGATAAACCAAACCATAGTTGTTCTCCATTATACCAAGTTAGAGAGGCCGCGAAGATTGGGAAACTTTCTTTCCAGAAGGATCAATGCTTCCTTTTGTTCACCGCGATTCCAGTAGTGTTCAACCGCGGTGATATCTGCATCAGCAGAGACATAGTATCCACGATCTTCAAGTTCCTCAATCAGTTCCTCATCATCGAATACGGAAAGATAAACTTCGATTTCCGTGGTGATGTACTTTGCCATATCAAGTCCTCTTTGCTGTAGATGCTTACTATCTTACACTGTTACTTACAGGAAGTCAAGGTTTCTTTTTGTTTCCAGTGGTCTTTTGTGTTCTGGTCTGCTTGACCTTTGCTGCTCGTTCCTTTCGGGCCGCTGCTGCTTCAGACAAACGCTTCCTTGTTGCTTCAATGTGATCTTTTACCGTTTTCATTTGCTTACCTCTTGATTTGAATGTATTCCACCAACTCTGAAACGGACTTCTGGACGTTTTCCAAGTTGGTATACTTCTCAAAGATGAACTTTGCTGGAGTATCTATTCCCTTGAGGAATGAGGTATCATCACTCGTTCCAAAGGCAAAGAATGTCTTGTCGGGGTTGGTAACATTGGTGTCTGTTACAGTGAAGCAGTATGGGCCAGAGTTGCGCCCAATGATCAGATCACAGTGAGTGGAGAGATACGAAATCTCATTAAGGTCGCAACCTACTGATTGGTCGATGATATCTGAGGTGAACTTGATGTTCTTTGCCTGGGTGTTGAACGTATGAGTGGCGACAAAGGTGACCAGCGGGTTCTTTGCTGCGACTGCTTCGATCAACTCTCTCATATCACCATTGTATTCACATTGTCCGGAGTGACACGGACCGTTCGAAAACAGAACTCTCTTCCGCGGATTGGCGATCAGAAAGTTATTGACGTCTCTCTTGTTGACCATACCATAGTTGACGAACGGTATGTATGAGTCTACGGGGCCAAGCACCATACCCGTTCCAGGAAACACCTGGTTGATCAAGTCAAAGATACGAGCATACATCTGGTGGGTGAACCTCAGAGTACACTCAAAGTCATATGTGATGCCATGGCCAAAGTATGAACCGATCCACGTATTGATCATGAGTGTATCACCCAAATCCAGATATCTGGCCTTGTGTGGCATATTGACCATAGGTTCATACTGAATGTCCATGTCTGCCAGAACAGCAGGGTTCATGCTGTGAGAGTACAGAAACTCTGTATCGACATTGTACATGATTTCACGAATGAATGACTTGCCGTGAAACAAGTCACCATTGTGATAGTGGTTGAAGAAACATATCTTCTTCATTCTTTGACACCCTTGTAGAGTTTCACCGACTCTTCTCTCACTGACTTGGCACGGACGATTGCGTCATCCAAACTTGCGTTGAGTGCTGCCACCAGTTGGGGTCGCTTGACCTTGAAGCAAACGTCGATCTTTCGCTTCAGGTCTGCCACCTCTTCATCAGTGGTTGCTGCTTGAATAGCATCTTCAAGATGCCAGGTTCGAATGTGTAGAATGGCCATCTTCTCAAGGATTTCTGCCATGCTGTCCGATGCTGCGTATGACGGCACATCATTATTGAGAATGTCCCGTGTCAGTATTTCATCCACATATCTCTTGAGTGCTATGTCAAGCATCTCAGATATGATCATGTTGTGATATCTCATTTTGTCACCTTTCTCATAATCTCGTCCAATAGTTTCATTTCTTTCTCACCAACAAACTGGTTATTACCTATGTAGATGCCGTTCTCATGTATCAAGTCGGCATTAGGATACTTTCTTTGATCATATTCAGCCAAATATGGTTGCCTCAACAGATTGCCACCAACAATAGGACGATACTCAATTCCGTTTTTGATCAGTTCATGTATCAGTCGATTCTTGGTTTGCTTTTTGTATGCGATCAGTGGGAAACAGAAAGAACTATTACCTTCCCATCTTGGATAGACGAAATGATCACTTGGCAAATAGTTGAGAAACATATCGAAGTTGTCTCTACGTTTTGCAATAAACTTGTTGAGTTTCTTCAGTTGCGATAGACCAAGAACAGCAGCAAGTTCTGTGTTACGGAAGTTGTACCCCGCCGTCACAAACAAGAACTGCGAATCGATACCTGGGTTCTCTTCCTCATACACTCTGGCATTTTTTGAGAGGCGTGACATACCGTGCGACCTCTTCATCTTCATCAGGTCATAGAGTTCAGGATCACATGTGCTGACCATACCACCTTCGATGGTAGACATGTGATGGCCATAGTAGAAACTGAATGTCGAACCAAGACCTTCGTATCCTGCTTTTCGATCCAAAGACCAGTCAATCGACTTGACAACTGCACCATGAGATTCACATACATCTTCCAAGAGTATTGCGTTGGGGAAGACTTCATTGATATCTTCAAGTTTTGCCGGCAAACCAAGGAGATGTGTGACGAACACAATGTCGATATCGTGCTGTTTCTTTATCTCTTTCATAGCAGCAAAATCAAATGAGAAGTCACGCAGGTTCACATCACAGAATACAGGGGTCATACCAAGTTGAAACACAGGGTTGACATTGGTGACCCATGTGCAGGCAGGGACCAGAACCTTTATGCTGGATGCCACTCTGTTTTTGAAATACTTCTCCTTGACTGCATCAAGAAGCAAGAAGTTTGCCGTGCTGCCAGAAGTCACAAATAATGAGTATCGAACCCCCAACCATCTGGACCACTCATTCTCAAACTCTTCCACCTTCTCACCCTGAGTGAAACGGTCAGCAGTCATCACAAACTTGGCCAACTTGAGTCTATCGAACCAAGTCAGGGTATCTTTCATCAGGGGCCATTTATACTCGGTCATAAGTCTTCCTATTCTCCATGAACCAATCAATCGTTGTCTTCAATCCATCTTCAAGTGAGGTCTTAGCCTTCCAACCGAGAGCATCCATCTTTGTAGTATCTAGGGCGCGTCTATGAGTGCCATCTGGTTTTGTACGGTCCCAATCAATGACGCCTTCATACCCTACCAGTTCAGCAATGAGATACGCCAGTTCCATAATACGAACTTCACGGTTAGGTCCAATGTTGATAGGTTTTGGATCGTTGTAGTTGTTCATGAGGAAAATGAGTCCGTCTGCCAGATCATCTGCGAACAGAAACTCTCTGGTCGGCATACCCGTACCGAAGAACGTTACCTTAGGCAAGTCCTTATCTTTCGCTTCCACAAACTTGCGAATCATCGCGGGGATCACATGACATTCTTCCAACTTGAAGTTGTCGTTGATACCATAGAGATTGTTGGGCATGACAGAGATGGTTGGAAAACCATATTGCTCAGTGTACTTCTGACACATAGTAAGACCAGCAATCTTCGCAATAGCGTATCCAATGTTAGTCTCTTCAAGAGGACCAGTCATCAGGTACTCTTCCTTGATCGGCACCGGTGCGTGTTTCGGATAGATGCAAGCAGTACCCAAGAAGCAAAGTTTCTTGACGCATCCTGTTGTGGCAGAAGCCTCAATAACGTTCGACTGTATCATGAGATTGTCGTAGATGAAATCTGCCGGAAATTCTTTGTTGAATCCGATACCACCAACCTTGGCTGCGGCTAAGAAAACATACTGAGGTTGTTCGGATGCCACAAAGTCATACACATCATACTGAACTCTTAGATCAATATCAGAGAAGTGTATATTTCGATATCCCTGTGAGTTGAGTTGTCTGATCAATGCCGAACCAACAAGACCCTTATGTCCTGCGACCCAAATTCTACTATCACTGTCCATGAATACACATATCCTCTACGAGTTTATCAAACGTGAACTTGGGTTGCCAACCAAGCACTCGTTTTGCCTTTGACGAATCACCAAGCAGAGTTTCTACTTCTGCTGGTCTGAAATACTTCTCACTCACACGAACGATTGGGGTATGCTTATAGTCTGTATCATATCCGACTTCATCCAGACCTTCACCTTCCCACTTGATGTTCATACCGAAGTAAGGTGCTGCTGTTTCAACAAACTGACGAACAGAGTATTGCTCACCTGTAGAAATCACATAGTCATCTGGATTGTCCTGTTGAAGCATCAACCACATTGCTTCAACGAAGTCCTTGGCATGACCCCAATCTCGCTTGGCGTTGAGATTACCGAGTGTGATTGATGACTGATATCCGGTGGAGATACGAGAAAGTCCCTGGACGATCTTGCGAGTCACGAATGTCTCACCACGACGAGGGGATTCATGATTGAAGAGAATGCCTGACGAACAGTGCATTCCATATGCTTCACGATAGTTCTTGACGATCCAGTATCCATACAGTTTCGCAACACCATATGGTGAGCGGGGATAGAACGGAGTTGTTTCACTCTGTGGAGTCTCTTGAACCAGACCATAGAGTTCTGATGTTGATGCCTGATAGATGCGGACATCTTTCTCCATACCGAGCAATCGAACTGCTTCAAGGATACGGAGAGTGCCGAGTGCGTCTACTTGTCCGGTGTATTCTGGAATCTCGAATGAAACCTTGACATGAGATTGGGCACCGAGATTGTAGATTTCATTCGGTTTGATTTGCTGAATGAGACGGATTAGTGACGACCCATCAGTCAGATCACCATAGTGAAGATGTAGGCTAGGATAGATGTGATCAATACGATCCGTGTTGATAGAGGATGAACGCCTGATGATTCCATGTACTTCATAACCCTTTTCGAGTAGTAGTTCTGCCAGATACGAACCGTCCTGGCCTGTGATGCCTGTGATTAGTGCTGTCTTCATCCTTGCTTCTCCAAATACTCATTCCATTCATCAATAGTGCCAACGTCAACATAATCAGTGACGGGTCGCGTGAAGAACTGCTTACCCTGATTGATCATGTATTGAATCACATGAGACACATAGATTTCATTTGTTTGGGTGTTGCTGATTGCTTCAAATGCTGCCATGTACTCCGACCGCTTCTCAAATTTGTATCCACCCACACAGAACGTATCAGAGACAACCTTCTTCTCAATGATATCGGTAATCAAACCCTGATCATTGACTTGAACGAAAGATTTTGATCCAAGGCGTCGAAGAACCTCATGCTCACCGACTGTGGTGGTACAGACATAGTTGCCCTTGACGATTTCGTGGTCAAAGAAACTGTCGCAATCCTTGACGAGGAATGCACCATCATCTCTACCTTCATCGAGCCACTTTAGCATCTGGTAGACTGTATCGGCAGGACCATTGGTCTTCTCAGGTAGTATGATACAAGTCATAGGATCACTATCGATACCCAATGAAAGAACAGTCTCGGTGGCCTCATACTTTTCGTCATGTTCCTTCAGAATGCCAACAAACATGTCTCCACGACCATAGTAGTATCCGATAGCATTGTCGAGCATCGGATTTCCCCAGTTATCTCTCAACAGATACTTGGGTGGCATGTCAGGAAATCGTGTCGATAGTCCTGCTGCCGGTACTAGTATTTCCATAAGCGGTTTACCTCTTTCATAATCAGATTGTATTCTACACTATTTTTCTCGCAATGTAAATAGACTCGTAGCAACATTGTGATGTAAAGTGCATCATCAAACGCAATAGGAAACTTCTGGAACAGATTGTTCCTTATGTTCAGCAACTTCACATCAAGCATCAGTGGATCATATCTCAGAAACCACTTACCTTCCAGGTCTTGTCTCATCTTGGCAATGTCGAATACCCATGAGTCGTAAGGGACTGTGACTGGATCGATGAAGAAGAAACGATCCTCAATCGTACCCCATATGATGTTTTCCAACGTCATGTCTCCATGATACATGGTCTGAGGTAGCACCTTGGGTAGTCTATTGATCAGTTCTTTCTTTGAGAACGGAAACGAGTTGTCATGATCCAACCATGCCAAGGATCGTTGATAGCAGTCTGTGTAGTCTTTTTCCACTGACTTGTGGTTCAAAGTATTGATGGACTGGACAATGAACTCATTCAGGTTCTTCACTGGATTGTAAAGCAACCAGTTCTTCATGTCCATACCTTGAATATACTCCATGTCCAACTTGACGCCATTGTAGTCATAGACCTTGGGCACATCAACATAACCGACAAGAGCATTCAGTCTTTCGTGATTTCGCACGACATTGTTGATCTTGCGAATGAAGTGCTTGTCCTTGTCTCTCATGAGAAGAACAGTGGCACCCGAATGTCCTGATAGTTCTTTGACTACTTCTTCCATAGATCCATATCATCCCTGATCAGAGAGTGTGGTGTTCCGTTGTAAGGACCAGGTGGAAACGGGTTGTTCATGTCCACATACTGAAGTCGTTCGCCGACCAATCCTGCTCTCTTGAGATTGGCACTCATCATGTCTTCACCTATCATCTGGACACCTTCATCATAGAACTGTCTCAGATACAAGTATGTAGACATGTATTCATTCATCACTCGATTGCTGCCAAAGGCAAACTGGTCGTTGCCAAAGTCTCTGGTTGGAACCATTCGGCAGTTGGGAATGTAGACCTTGTTGGGATCCAACTGTTTGAAAGGTATCACACCATTTACAGCATAATCGAATCGTGTTCTCACAACCCAGTCATAGTGGCTTGTTTCCAACTCTTGCTGATTCTTCTTGAGTAGAGTGTGAAACATTGAATAGAACATAGAGATGGTTGCTGTGGGTGGATACCATCCGGCACCAGGAACATTGGTGAAAATCTCATCATATCCCAACTCTTTCATAAACGGCCTCTCAAAGAGAAATCGTTTAGGTTGATAGAGTTTTCTCACATCTTCATGATTGTAGACCTCATTGTTGATCCATGAATGAATGAAGATATCACAGTCATAGTGATCAAGCAGATTTCGCTTCAGATATTCATAACCCTGCTTGTATGCTCTGTATTGGCCAGAGATACAGACTGCGATCTTCATGATCTAACTCCCCTGTAGACATTGTTCAAAAACCACCGATTGAACCGAGACATATCCCAGTTTTTCCAATGTTCCTCTTTCATTGGTGATCTGTTGACGATGTTATTATACCATGTTGGGTTACTATCAACCTGTATGATATGATCAATGAACTTGTTATCCGATTCAAAGTTATGTCGAGAAATCATTGCGTCTGTATCAAAGTCAAGTTCCACTGTAGGAGAACCCCAATAGATAGGAATTGTCTTTGCTATGAATCCATGAGTGATCTTCTCAGTCACATAACCAGGCCATGAACTGTTCTCGAAACACAGTGAGAAACGACACTGACGAAAGAAGTCGATCTTGGACTTCACATCTCTTTGTATCACTTCACCGATGTTATTGAATAGTGGACCACCAGACACAACCTGCTTGTATTCACTCAACATGTGAAAAATCTTGTTACGATACACACCACTAGGATTTGATGCCACGAAACCGCAGAACCAATCTCTGTCTTTGTGACAGACATACTCCATAGGTAGTCTCGTCATGTCGGGCACACCATTCTTAATCTGTACCCAGTTGTCAAGTACATACAGCGGCAGACGATAGAACTGTTGACCATCAAGATGATCAAATGAAATGGCATGATGACACTTGTAATTCCACGGTCTGCGGTTCTCGCCTGTGAAGAAAATCTTAGTCACATGATCCGGATTGTAGTCGAGATTTTTGGTTCCAAACGTCTCATCAGCAAAGATCAGATAGTCGGGAGATGCATCATTTCGCTCAATGTCAAACGTTCTGGACAGGGCAGACACAAAGAACTCATCCATGGTTGGATAGTAGTCGGTGAAACCAAGTTTCAGTTTGGGTTTAGATGCCATAGATAGTATCCCTGTAGACTGTTGTTATCTTGCTGTAACCGTAGGGTGCGAGTAGGTTATCGATTGCTTCGTTCGTGTCCTCAACTGAAATCAAAGGGCGATACTTATCAATCGTATTCTCAGCACCCAGCAATGCCTGATACTCAAAACCTTCTGTGTCAAGCATGATCAGGTCACATCGTTTCAGATTCAAGTCATCCACACACAGCATGGGAATGATTGAGTTGTCTTGTCGAACCACATTCTTCATACCAGCATTGTTCGGATGCTGATAGTTCATGCTGATCATTTGATGCATATTGCCCAAAGCCGCCTGCATCATGATCACATTCGTATCTGTATTGTTGTATACCAAACAGCGGAAGTTGAGTGGATCGGGTTCGAACGTGTAGACAGTATCGAACATCATAGACAAGCATCTCGGAAAGATGCCGCAGTATCCACCTGCTTGAATCGCCACTCGCTTGTTAGGCACAAACTCACTGATGACTTCCTTGTATTTCGGCCATCCGTCACCAATGTCCTTGAAGGCATTGTCACCCTCAATGGTCATCCATTCGGTGACACCCTCAAGTTCATAGTCGATAATGCGAAGATTAGCCATAGAGTTTCTCCATCTCTTCTTTCAGTCCTGCCACACGATCATACTGGTGAACAATACAGACCTTCTCTTTTTTGCTATTGTAGACGATACCATTCTCAATGACTGGTTGCTCAGCCAGATACTTTGACTGATAGAGTATCTGTGCGGTTGGGTCGTTTCGCATACCAATGTCTCCTGCACCAGAAGCAATGGCAGGTAGTGTCGTTCCAAGATTGACGGCCCACTCACTATCGTTCGGCTCAAACTCAGTTCCAGCGTGTGTAAAATTCAGTCTGAGAAGAAAGTTGTAGACTGCTTGATCGACAACAGGAATAG